GAATAATAAAAGCAAGGCCAATGCTCAATCACATACTGACAACAGCAGATGAGTATGAGTCTGATGTAATTAAGGATGGTATTATAGATACATCGAAAGAAGAGGGTATAGTAAAGGATATTCAGAGAATAGTTGCAGTTGGGCCAAACTGTTTCGAGGGTCTGAATGTTGGTGATATGGTACTTATTAACCCAATGAACTATTCAAGACCAGAACACTCATTGAGGGAAGATTCCATTCTTGAGAAAAGTAAAGATGAGGTTAAGATGGTTGTTTCTTGGCCAAAGATTGAGATTGATGGAAAGGAGTGTCTGTTCCTTTATGATAGAGATATAGACCTTGTTATTGATGAGGTATCACACGATGATGAAGAGTAGGAGATAGCCCACAGAAATGTGGGCTTAATATTCTTGATATGAAGTTAATAAAGTACGAAAACTATCAGGTTCAACCAGCAGATGAAATATTTTTGCTTAAAGATTTCAGGAAGCTGTTCAATGCAGACAAGTCAAAAAACAAGGAAAAGTTTATGGAAATACTGTCTGTGATATACTTCTGCTATGACCCAAGAAGTACATATGCTGATATATTTGATGATGAGGAAAGGTTGAGTGAAGTCATAAAACAGGAGGGGCTTGATGATAACTTTAAAATAACTCCGGATATACAGAAAGCAATAGATACTTATACAAGAGTAACAACAACAACATCGCAGAAGAAATCTATTGCAAAGATTGGTGAGTTTCTTGAGAATGTAAACCTTTATGAAACAGATGACAAGGGTAGGCAGGTATATAATGTGAGCCAAATAGTTCAGGCAACAGACAAGATACCACAGCTTGCAAAGAAGCTCATTGAAACAGAGAAGATTGTTAATGCAGAAATTACAGAGCAGGGAAGAATCAGGGGTGGTGAAGAGCAGGCACATGCTTATGAAGCTGGATTTTAGTTATGCTTGATTTGTTTGAACTTGAAAGACTGTTCAGTAACTGGCTTAAGGCAAGGTCTGAATATACCTGTGAGGTTATACCGAGATACAAGACTTATGCTGGCAACCATAAGATAGAAGTTGAAATATATAGAAAAGATGCAAATGGTAACAAAGAGCTGATGAACACATTATCTGTATCTGGAAAGAATATGGAGAATATGTGGGATAGAGTATTTGATAGTATGTTTGCATACTTTATGGAGGTTGGGAAAAATGCAGTTTAATAAATATCAGACACCGGAAGAAGCTTTACATATAGACAGTTTACCAGATGAGGTTAGAGAGGAATTCTATGAGTGCCTCTCTATTCCTTTTATTAAGTGGTTGGTATCTCCAGATAGACCAAGGGCTTGTGATTTGCAGAGAGATGATAATGGTAGGATTATAATTGATGTAACCAAACCTCATGTACTTGAGGATATGGATTATTTCAGACCTGTTGCAATACACTTTCAGAAAACTGGAAAACTTACAGACCTTAAACCAAATGGTAATCCAAACAGTGCTTATGGCAAGTGGATTATAGAAGAAGTCAGAAGATGCAGAGAAGGTTATGTAAGAGAGAGTGATGGTGAGTGGGTGACTGGTAATATGTATTATTTCCTCAATTACTTCCCAATAGCACAAACAAAGACAGTTGTTGGTAGTAATAAAGGAAAAAGAGTAATTGATTTCCCGGAGGTTTGGGATGGTAATTATCTGAGATACCATTATATAGAGCAGGCTCAACATGGTGGATTATTCAACTGGGAAGGTGGTCTTAATGGTGCTGAAATATCTGCCAGAGGCAAGACAAAATCTCTGAGCATGGCAGCTATAATGTCCAAATATTTCACACTTGGTGAGAGTGATGAAATCAACAGGGCTGTAAAGGTTATGGCTATGGCTTATAGTAAAGAATATCTTACAAATGATGGCATACTTAATAAGTTTCAAGCATCGCTTGACTTTATAGCAACGCATACACAATTCCCACATCTATTACTCAAGAACAGCCTTCAGGATATGAACTGGATAATGGGTTGGAAGAATCTTGATACGGGAGCGAGAGAGGGAACCCTTAATGAAGCAAGTGGTGTTGCAGTAAAGGATGATGTTGGAAAGATAAGAGGTAAGCGACTAAACTTTGTTATAGGAGAGGAGTTTGGAAGCTTTAGTAACATAAGGGAAATATATAATATATTGCTACCATCTGTAAGAGAGGGTAAATATGCTTTCGGAACGGTATATCTGATAGGAACCAGCGGCGAGAAACAATCAGACTTTAATCAGGCAACAGAGATAATATATAACCCAAAGGGTTATTATATGTATGCACTTCCAAATGTATATGATAAGCCCGGTGAAGGAAGAAAACATATAACTTTCTTCTTTCCAGAATATATAAACAGGAAAGGTTGTTATGATGAGAATGGGAACTCTGATGTAACAAAAGCTTTGATTGAAATACTTCTTGATAGATATAGGGTAAAGTATAATACAACAGACCTGAATACAATTACAAGAAGTATAGCAGAAAGACCAATTACACCACAGGAAGCTCTGCTTAAATCAAAGGGTAACAAATTCCCTGTAAATGAGCTCAATCAAAGACTTAATGAACTTGATGTAAACAGTAGTGAGTATGATGATGTTTATGTTGGTGAGCTTGTAGAAAATGGTGATGGTGAGGTTGTTTTTAAAGCAACTGCTGACCAGCCAATCAGGATATACCCAATAGAAAACAATATGACAAAAGGCGCTCTGGAGATATTCTGTATGCCACAGAAAGATAGTAATGGCAGAGTACCAACTGGTAGGTATATTTGTTCTTCGGACCCAATCGACCAAGATATCACAACAGACTCAACATCACTATATTCAACATTTGTGATGGACTTGTTTACTGATAATGTAGTTGCTGAATATACGGGTAGAAAAGAGTATGCAGAACAAAACTACGAAGTATCAAGATTGTTGTGTATATTCTATAATTGTAAGTTATTGTATGAAAGTAATTTGAAGGGCACTTTCTCATACTTCAGTAAAATGGGTTGCTTAAATCTTCTTGCAGACACTCCGGAATATCTTCAAGATAAAGAATTGCTAAAACTCGGAACAATAGGCAATACAATGAAGGGTGTAAGAGCAACAAAAGCTGTAAACAACTATGCTGATGACCTTACAAGAGAGTGGCTCATACAGCCAGAAACTATTATAAAGAAAAATGAAAATGGTGAAGAAGTTGAGACTACAAGAAAAAAGCTGTTTTCATTAAGGAATAGGGCACTAATAATGGAGCTTATAAGGTATAATAATTATGAGAATTTTGACCGCGTGAGAAGTTTTGGCATTTTAATGCTTTATAGAGAACAGTTTAGAATAGCCGCTGGTGGTGATGTTACGGATAATCAGGAAACATCTTCAAGTCAACTTGCTTTTGACCCATTCTTTACAAGGATTCTAAATAGGGGAAAAGAGTAATACTTATAATTTAATTTACAACAAATCAATACTTAATAATTTGTTTATGCATTTGAGTTTATAACTTATTTTGTTTAGATTTGCTGGTAATATTATCATAAATAATTATTTATGCTACTTGATAGTGTCGATATACAGGGTGGTTTTCCAAATCAAAAGGTTGGTTGGAGAAAGAAAACCAAGATGTGGGGAGCACAATGCGTAGAGTGTGGTGCAAGCAAGAATTATTTTACTGATATAAAGGTGAGAAATTCTATGCTTCACAAGAAGATAAACTATGACCTTGTGAACAACAAGATTCATATGTCAGACCTTGCTATTGTGCTCAATGCTTCAAATCTTGGTGATGATATTGTACCTGATAAGATTCAACATTACCCTATAATAAACAGTAAGCTCAATGTTCTGCGTGGAGAAGAAGCTGGTAGAACATTTGACTATAGCGTTATAGTAACCAACCCTAATGCTATATCTGAAATAGAAAAAGCAAAGCAGGCTGAAATGGTCAGCAGGATTGAACAAAGTATAGCAGAAAGTTCTCAAAGTCAGGAAGAGTTTGAAGCGAGGATTCAATCTGAACTTAAATATATGACAACCACTTGGCAAGATAGCAATGAGCTTGTTGCCAATCAGTTATCCAATCACTACTGGAGGGAATATGACTTTAAGTTTATGTTCAATAGTGGTCTTATTGATGCTGAAACATGTGGAGAGGAAATCTATCAGGTATATCTTCAGAATGGTGAGCCTGCTGCAAGAAAGCTTGACCCACAGCTTGTTGATATTTATCGTAACAGCAATTCTTCAAAGATAGAAGATGCTGATATGATAGTTATCAACAACTATTGGAGCAAGGGTAAGATTATAGAAACTTATGGTGATATACTTACCGATAAGGAAGTTGAGTATATAGAAAACTATAAGTCTGGTTCTGATTATGATGAAATGATGAGGGCTAATGGTCTTGGTTATTCAAATGGTTCCACCATATACAAGAATAGTATATCAGATAAAGCTGTAACAGACCCTGATTGGACAGAAAACACAGAGCTTACAGCTGATGATTTGTATATTCCAACAGATACAATTGGAGAGTATCTTCCATATGATGTATATGGCAATATAAAGGTCAGTCAGGTATATTGGAAGTCTTTAAGGAAGATTAAGAGAATCAAGTCCTATAATCCTATTACCGGAGAGGTTGAATATAGTCTTCAAACAGAGGATTATAAAGCCAACAAGGAAATGGGTGAGGAAGAACAACCATACTGGATTAATCAGGCTTGGCAGGGAGTTAAGATTGGGGAGAAGTTGTTCATAGATATAAAGCCATGCCCGATACAATTCAACGACATTGACCATCCATCAAAGTGTCACTTTGGTATAATAGGCTCTATATATAATATAGGTGGAGATGAGCCTGTGTCTATGGTTGATTTAATGAAGCCATACAGCTATCTTTATGATGCTACAATGCATAGACTTACAGACCTTCTTTCGAGGAATAGAGGAAAGGTTATAGACCTTGACTTGTCACTTATTCCTGAGAAGTGGGATATCACAGACTATGTTAAGATTCTTACTGCTCACGGTATTTCTGTAAGGGATAGCTTCAGAGAGGGTAATGCTGGTGCTGCAAAGGGGAAGCTTGCAGGACTTATGAACAATGCTTCCTCAAGAACAATAGACCTTGATATGAGCCAGTCTATTTCTGCGCTTATCAATATACTTGTAATGATAGAGCAGATAATGGGTAAGGCTGCTGGTATAACAGACCAGAGAGAAGGTCAAATCCAAAACAGGGAAACTGTTGGTGGTGTTGAGAGAAGTGTACTTCAATCAAGTCATATTACTGAGTGGATATTTATGATTCACGACAACCTCAAGAAGAGGTTTATTGAGGCATTTATTGATATGTGCAGAGCATCACTCAAGGGCACTGTGAAGAAGTTCCAATATGTTATTTCTTCAGACCTTGCAAAGCAAATTGTTACTGTGGATGGAGATACATTCTCAATGAATTCTTATGGGCTTGTTGTGGATAACTCTTATGATACACAAGAGTTTACAAAGAACCTTCCT